ACTATACTGTAGAAGTTATGAAACGTATTTCCGAAGCTCAAGGTTCAGTGCAAGGGGAAGAGTGGTTATCAGATGACGAGAAAAAAGTCTTTAAAACTGCGTTCGAGTTAAACCAACATACCGTGCTTAAAATGGCTTCAGATAGACAAAGAATAATGAACTCAGGAGACAGTATCGGTCAAGGTCAATCTCTTAATCTGTATATAACAGCGGAAGAAAATGAAGCGGAAATTTCTAAGCTTCATAAAGAAGCTCTATTAGACCCATACATTCAATCAACATATTATGTACATAGTTTAAATGAAAAATCAGTGTATCAGGTTGATAAAACAGAATGTGTCGCGTGTGAAGGATAATGTAATGAGTAAGTTTACTAAAAAAGATATAGGTAAACCTATGGTATCTTTAGTTGAGCCTAGCTTTGTATTAGGTATGGCTGAAGTTTTAACTTATGGTGCACAAAAGTATGAGATAGATAACTGGAAAAACGCTACAAATAAAGACATTCGTAGAATTAAAGACAGTTTACTTAGACATACATTAGCATACACGTCAGGTATATTGATAGATGAGGAAACTCATCTATCGCATAGCTATCACGCTGCTTGTAACTTGATGTTTTTAAATTATTTATTAGAAAAAAGGAGACACGTTGAAAGTTGAACTTTTAATGGCTACACCTCAGGAACAAATATCTGAGTCAGCTAAAGTTTGTTATGGAACAAAACTCATTAGAGATGGTGGTAAAGACATTACAAGTACATTAGTGCACGAACATAAACACTTAGCTTCTCTTAGATTTGCTTATGCAACTGTAGCTATAGAAGGTGTGTCAGTTGCTTGTCAAAACCAGATAGTGCGAAGTAAGCACTTAGACTTTATGGTACAAAGTAAACGATATGTAAACGCTTCAAAAGGTGGGTTTGAGTTTATAATGCCAAAAGGTCTAACTCGTAAACAACAAGATATGATGATGACTGCTTGGATTTATTCTAAATCTATGTATGAAGATTTAATTGAAAGTGGTGTTAAAAAAGAAGACGCAAGAGCGGTACTCCCTGCTAACACCTCAACTAAACTGAACGTTACAGGCAACTTGCAAGGATGGTGGAGCTTTTTTACACTTAGATTAAACTCTCACGCTCAAAGTGAGATACGTGAACTAGCTGAAAAGATATTCGACTTACTTCAGTTAGAATACCCTTTAGTTTTTACAGAAGATGTTAGAACTCGTCTGCGTAATTAAACGCAGTTCGAGATTCATATTGAGAAAATTCTAAAGTAAACGCTAGGTTATTCTCAGCTTCTTGCTCTTTGTATAACTCCATCCCAAAATCTTCATTATCACTCATTTTATCTATCATATATATTACACCATTTGACAAACTATCTAATCTATCGTCGTGTCTTAAGCTATCTCTTTCTTTAGTTATTTTGCTCAGTTGATAAGTAAAGCTATTTACTTGAGATGAATTTTTATCTTTATCAATAGCATCTTTATCCACAATTAACTTATGTTGGTTTAACAATGGTTCAAGAGCTTCAATAATTCTAACTTCTTTTTGCCCTTTAACGTGTATTTCATCAATTTCAGTTTTAGGGCTTATCTTCCTAAGGTATGGGTCTAACATTTTTGTAAACATACCTCCTCCCCAGTTCTCTTCAATTACCAATGTGTCAATTTCATAATCTCTACATATTGTAGCTATTGCAATTAAGTTATCGTCATCATAACCACCCTGTAATCCTGTTATTTTTTTAAGGAATAGTCTGGTGTTTAATGAAAAAATAGCCGATAATCCTATTTCATCTTTACCTTTACCAGACGGGTCGATTGAAAGTATTTTCATTTCATAATCAGCGACCTCTTTAGATACGTATGAAGGAGAATAAAGTCTATCAGCTTTAAAACCGTTATGTTTTATATGTAAATCGTTTTCAGGCATAGAAGAGTGAGATATTTTCAATGGTGCAACGTCGTTATCTACGTCCATAACTATAAGGTCATTTAGTTTAAGTGGGTATCGTAAGTCATCGGCATCTGATACGTCTAGCATGTATTGCAATTTATATTTAGATTTACCAATACGCATCTTTTTAGACATCAAGAACTCTTTGTTAAGACGTTCATCAACTGCCAATCCTATCATCCCTTCATCCATCATTTTCTTAATATGAGGAGCTAAAGAACCAAAATAACTGCTATCGTCTTCAGGAACTTCAGCTGGTAGTGCTAACAGCTTATAACCTCCATCTAACCAACCAATATACATTGAAGACATTGAGTGTGGTGTAGATAAACATATTGACTCATCTTTACCAGACATAAGTAAATTTTGAGCTTCTTTAGCAAATGTATCTATCTTTTCCATCATAGTTATTGACTCAACTGTTTGTGCAGTTTCAATATCATCATATATTACAAGACTTGCTCTCATACCTGTAACTTGATTCCCAGCACCAACAGCGTACATACTTGGACTATCTGATGCTACTGCTCCAGCAACATCAAAAGACTGACCAGAAGTTCTTTCAATATTGTGTCTAGGTGTCATACTTTTTGTAATTGGAAGTAACTTAATAAGTTTTTGCACGAATTGAGTATAGTTAATTGCACGGTTAGCACCAGCAGACATTACTAGAATTTTTTCATTAGGGTCGTTTAAAAATCTCCAGACTGCGTAAATTTGTGATGCTAAAGATTTACCTAAACCACGTGAAGCCCAGACCATCCTATGTGGATTAGAGCTATTTTGTAGCCATAACGCAATACTATATTGACTTCTTGTAGGACGAGGTAGGTTTAAATACGCAAAAACATAAGTAAAAAATACAATGAAGTTATCCATAAGTTCCGCGTCTTCAAAGTATTTATCATCTTCAATAACTTGTCCCCAATTGGGATTTGTTTCTACAAAATAATCAACTGTTTGTTCTGGGGAAAGTTTAGTAAAGTCTATCAAAATTCATCCTCTTCAACTTCTCTTGCATTTCTTCTAGCCTTAGCATCTGCAATTTTCTTAGCAATATCTTCTTCTACAGTGCTTTTACTTTTTTCAGCCACAACGTTGTTCTTAGATAGATAAGAAACAACAGGATTAAGTTCAGGCAACATATCTGTCTTATTGTTTTCCAAACAACTTATCATTTTTTCTCTAACAAGTCTATCTAATTTAGTTAAGTCTTCCTCTTTACTCATTTTTAAATCCTTTTAAAATTATTGAGCCAATTTAGCTACGTCTGCTGTCACAGAAATTACCGCTGGGTCTAACATTGATTTAATTGCACCAACACCTAAAAGTTGAGGACTGTTCATTAATGAGTAATAAAGCAATGTTTCATTATCAATTTTTTTGTCTTGTACTGAGTATCTTGCATTTAAACCAACATAAGTACCAACAACACCACCTATAAAGTGCGATAAACCTACACGGTCTAAAGTTCTTAAGTCTTGGAGTCCGTGCACATTAAATTGATGTATAGGGTAAGATATTAAAGTTGTTAATAATTTACCTACAGGGTCTATATGTGAGAATAAAGGTGTTTCTCCTAAAGTTGTTTCAGGTGTAGTTAATTGGTTCATATTAAAAAGAATTTCACTCATTTTATCTCTTTGTTTTTGATTCCATTTGGTTAAATCAATAACTTTTAACTGTCCTTTACTGTTAAATTCAAACATATCTTTAGAAAACATTGACATAGTTTCATCAGTTAATCCTAAACTTTTAAACCTTTCTGGATTTATATCGTGTTTTAATCCGTGTACGAGTTTAGCAAATTTTGTAGCATTTAATACTTGGTTTGTTCCTTGTAATATATCTGTAATTGTAGATAAACCAGAGCCTAAAATTACTCCATCTCTAAATAACATTGTTCCTTTTCTTAATGCACTTTCTATACCTGTATCATCAAGGGCTAACATATCATCTGAAAAACCGTGAAACGCAAAATCAAGTCTAGCGGTAGATGTTCCAAAACCTGTAAACTCTTCTGAGAGTTGTTTCATCAATAGACTATCCGAACCAAATTGGTTTTTAATTCCATCTATTAAAGTTGGAATTGTTTCAAAAACTGAACCATTAGCTATCGTTTGCATTATTTCTGTAGGAGTAGATAATGCAACAAAAGGTAATTTACCAGCCATAGTTACATCTCTCGCTGCATTTACAAGTGTTGCCATCATCTCGTTAGGTACATCTACAGGAATACCTTGAACAATTTGTGAGATTTGTTGAGCTTGCTTCATTAACTTGTGGTCAGTTTTTAAGTTTTCGTCAATATATTCTTCAACTGCTCTAACACTTTTATAGTCTCTACTAGCTAAGGCAGCTGTACCATACATTGTGTTACCTGTTCTATCAATTATTTTCTTGATATCTCTTTCTACAAATTGATTAAGTTTTAATGCTGTTGGTACACCATCTAAATCTACTTTAACACCCTCTAACTCTCTTCCAAATTGCATAATATCGAAATCAATTCTCATTTTTGCTCTAGCACTTCTATCTGTATAACCAGCTACCGCTTCAGAATACTCTTCTAAAGTTATGTCTTTGTCTATAACTCCTTTCTTTTGAAGACGAGCAAAGTCTGATTTAATCAACTTATTTGGTTTACCATTAAACCCTCTTTTCCAATATGTTACAAAGTTTTCAGATAATTCTTTAGCGTTTTTAACCCCACCATCTTCCATAGCTCTTTCTAAAGCTGTTTGAATTTTTAAAGTATCTTCGTCGCTAATTTTATTTAATAGTTTAAAAATCTCTGTACTTTTCCAAAGTCTAGCTACCATATTAGGATTAAATTCAATCTTCTCATAACCAAGTGCACCATATTCTTTGTTTACATCAATCATGTGTTTACGTATTTT